GAATGGATTAGTTTTTCCTGATGCCATGTACACACTGTTTTGTGCTTTTAAGTAACCAGTTTCATGCATTGCTTGTGCAGCAACAACCTCTGGCCATTTTGTACCACCAACTTTTCTTGCTATATTATAAATGTACATAAATGCCTGCTTATCACTGAAATTAGCAGGAAGAGGTTCTACTTTAACACCAGGATCAGGGCGCCCCACTTCTCTCTTTGTAGGTGCAGGTGCTGGCGACGGGGCATTCTTTGGTACACCGTCAAAGTTGAATACATTGCCCGTGAGAGCATCTGCAATACCCAGTAGAGGATTCCATCCACTTTTAGGCATTTTACTGTCATCATGCATATTATCTCCACCACCTCCCTTTCCTTTAAGGGCTCCCATCTCAGTTTTAATCATATTACGAATTTTGTTTGGACCACTACCAAGAGGGTCTTGTCCTCTTAACTTCTCTAAGTCCCAACGGAAGTGACTGCCATATTGTGCTTTCTTATCTCTATATTCCTCAGAGTGTGTTCTTACCCTTGCGGATGTAATATCAGATGGTTTCCATCCCCATAATGTAGCAAGTCCCGCTGCTTCCTTTGCCATTCTTTTATATTGACCATCAGTAGGAGCATTTGGACTGGTCCATGGGTTAGTCCCCTCTCTAACAATGCCAGCACCGCCTGCAATACCAATACCAGCAGCATTTGGACCATTTACACCCCAGGTATGATATGGAGGTGTCCGACCATATTTGTTATGCGTATAAATTCCGTTTGTTTTGATATAAGTCTGATATCCCAACTGACCATTTAGTGCTGTGTTATCACGGGCACCTGCACTCCAGTGCAAATAGATTTTTTTATTTTGATTAGGACCACTTGTTCCATCTCTTTTTTTAAGGTCTTCTAAAAATGCTCCACCAGATGCAAAACCAGGAAGTTTATATCCTTGACTCTTTGCTTCACTAATTCGTTTTTGCGTTAGGTGGGGTTGTCTAGATGTTGCAGGAGTATTAAAAGGAACGACGAAAGCTCCCCCATTTGCTTTTCTAGCAACGTATTCCGTTCCATGTCCAATAAATGATGTACTCCTTCCTCCATCCAAGGAAACTTTGTATCCTGATTGGGGTCCACGAATCCATCCTCCTTTTGATCTTTCAGGTAATTTTCCTCCCTGAGCGTATTCAGGTTCTTGGAAAGACTGGTACAGACCATAACCAGCAACAGCTGCTGTTCCAAGTCCAAGAACAGTTCTTAGTCCTCCACCCCCTTTTGTTCTTGGAATCCTTCCACCACCTCTACCAGTAACAAATCCAATCAGTGCTCGGACACCTCTATACATGTCCGAGATAAGTTTGGTGGGATTGGAGAGATATCTAACACCAAGTACAATAGCACCAATACCAACAAGTGCTTTACCAAATCCTGTTAATCTTTCTTGCCAGGTTGCATCGTCTTTCAATAAGTCATAGAGACCATTAATACTATTAGTAACACCAAACTCTGCCCATTTCCAAATAAATTCACCAATTGTTTTGAGGACATTTAATCCATCTTCAATTTTTTTCTGATTCTTAGGGTCTCCTAACCATTGAAGTGCGGGTGTAACAACTGCCATCTTGAACAGTCCACCCAACATGTTGAGAAGACCTTCAAGAAAACTTCCACTCTTTGCTAAAGCAGCAGTAAAGAGACCAGCAGATTTTTTTTCTTTTTGGGGTTTTGTATATTCTGCTTGAAACGTTTTTGTATTTCTTATACTTGCATCTAATTGTGCAAGTTGTACCTTTTTAATATCTGCAACAACCTTAGCAAGAGAATTTACTGTTGCACCTAAATTATTGATTGCTTTGGTATTTGCATTGATTGATTTTGTTAATGCAATGTTTGAATCTGTCTTTGCAGCAGCAGTACCGCCCGAAGGTTCTTTTACCTGTACGAACTTATAAAAGTTAATTTTTGCGCCTTTTTGTACTGTTGCCATTATTGAGTACGTTGCGTTAAGCTAGAAGGTACACCAGTTACTACACCAGCACCTCCAGTATTTATGGGGACAGGTGTAGGTAGAGGAACGAGTTTCTCCAGAACCATTGGTACTGGGACAAATTCTAATGCCTGTTGCATTGCATATTCTGCAGATAATCCATCTTTAGACATAGCCTTACTGGTCACACCCTCAACTGCACCAAGAATTATGGGGTTAACTCCAATTTGCGCTCCAAGTTCTCTGACTCCTGCATTATAATCACCTCCCATGGCACCAGTTACTGCATTATAAAGTCCACTCATGCCAAATTGAGATGCGACGCTACCCATCATTGACATTGGATTAAATCCACCACTAAACATAGATGAAGCAAGTTGACCTACAGCAGGGTTAATCATACTAATACCAGTGCCCAATGCTTGTCCAAAATTGCCACTCATAAGATTGCTGGCAATATTTCCAATTGGTCCAGACATAAAACTACTGACTCCAGGAATCATACCCAACATTGACATTGGATTACCCGTTGCAAGAGTATTGATTCCTGCCATAATAGGAGCAGCACCAGGAATGAAAGATGCAGCGGTTCCTAGCACTTGCCCCACAGGACTACTCATGACACCACTAATGGCACCACCAACTGCGTTTGCAGCTCCTCCAATTGCATTACCAATATTCTTAACAACACCCCCAAGGAATAATTGTTGTTCTTGGTGAGCATCTGGAGAATTGCCTTCTGTATCTTCGTAGTTTCCACCTCCAAAGAGTTGCGTAATCTTTCCAACAAGTTCACCAAGATTGGGTAGTTTAGACAATATTGCATCAATTTGAGTTTTTAATCCTCTTGCTCCAACAGCATCAACTACTGCTTCTTCGCCCTGTTGTAATTGAGGAATAAAATCACGAGCAAACATATACCCGTCAAGCATCATAGAAGCAACATTACCAGCACCTGCTGTAGCAAGACCAGCAATATCTAAGATACCAGATGTGCCTTCAATTAATGCACCAATAGAGTCGCCATTTGCTGCTCTGTCATAAGCAAACAAAAGGTTTACAATACCACCAATAATAGGAAGAACAGCAGCAGCACGTTTTCCTAACTTACCACCAGCAGTGGCGATATCGCCCATACTACCGATGCCTGCTTTTTTCAATACTCCTAAAATTTTATCAGCACCAGGAATCTTCATTAATGCATCAAACAGCGCCTGTCCAATTTTTGACGCAGTTTTTGCAACGGGGTCAATAATTGGTTTTAATGGAGCAACAATTTTCTCCATAAAGAAATTTTTAGCAGCTGCCGATGCATTATTAAGGAAACTTTTTCCTCCATCGGCAATCCAGTTTCCTGCTGCTTTAAATTTATCTCCTGCGGCAGTGGCAATTGCCATGCCTCTTTGTTTAACCTTTTGTCCTACCTTTACAACATCGTCCCATTTCTTTCTGGCAGCAGCAGACATGTTGTTATATTGCTGCACTGCCCATCCAGGAAGACCTTGAAGACTTTTAACTAATTTTCCACTCTGGTCATATGCCCAAGTTCCAAGTCTTTGTCCTTGCTTTGCAGCACCTTCAGCAACACCTTGGAAAAATCCGCTAATTTTTTGTAAAGCATTTGGTTTTGGTTTAGGTAAAGGTGATAACTTAAGTCTCTTCCATGCCTTAAGTGCCTTGGATGCATCACCACCAGAGTTGAGTAATGCATTAGAATATGCTCTTGCAGCATCATCACCATATTCTGCAAGAATCTTTTTATATTGTCTTGCTGCTGCCTCACCATAGGTATTGGCAATGTCACTTACAGGAGGTCTACCTCTTGGACCTTCAAATTCTGGGTTAGCACCAGAAGGATTAGTTGGTGTAGGTTTGGCTGGTTTGCGAGGTTTAGCATCAGGACCGTCACCCCGAGGGCGGGTGCTATCTAAATCATCTCCAGCATCCAATAAATCGTTAATACCACCAGCTGCAGCGATAAGACCTGCAATACCACCGATTGCCATGGCAATTTTGCCAAAAGCATTCAGGCGTTCTTCAATAGTTTTCTCTTTACCGAATACATTATCTAAACCTTCACCAATAGCTTTGCTTATATTCTCAGCAAACTCTTTTAATTTATTAAATACAAAACCTGCTTTATCTAGAAATTCTGTTATCTTTTTGGTATTTTCTTCATCGCCAAGCCATTTCAATGTTTCTTGAGTAAGAGCAAACCCACCTACAGCCAGTAAGGCACTACCAATAGGACCTAAAAAAGTTTGTAACCAACCAAAAGGATTTTTCCTTCCTTTGATTCTTTTTTCTGTATTTTTTGCTAACTCAGAATTTTTATCTGCACCTGCTTTCTTTGCTTCTACCGACTCTTCTGCAGCAGTATCTAATTTTCTTCTTTCTGCACGACGCTCTGCTTGTATTCTTGCTTTATCATTTTTTATTTGAGCGATAGAAATCTTTTCTATATCGCTTACCAAAGTCCCTATAGAAGAAACAGTAGCACCCAATCTATTGAGTGCCATTGTTTGTGTTCGTGCAGCAGCAACTGCTGGGGATGCACTCGCCGCAACCCCAGGATTGACAAATTTATATGTTTTTAAATTAGCCACTAGATGCTTGCTGCTCCTTCATTCGACGTTCTTCTTCTTTTAGGAACTGAATCAATAAGTTCACATAAATTTCTTTTTCCCAAGGCATCAAATTATCGATGTGCTCGATGTTCCATTTATGGTGATGCATTAAGGCAAAGTTTCCTTCATAATAAGAACGGAGATCAGTATGAAGGAGTGCTATGCGAAAAAACTAGCAAGACCCTCAAGAACAACCTCACTTTCAACGCCAGTGTTAGGATTGTTTACCGTCACTGTATGTGTCAGTTTAGGCATAGACTCGAAGAATTCTTGAATCATCATGAACTGTTTAGTATTCAGTTGCTCAAAGAACTCAACGATTTCTTTCCTTGTAGAATCAGCGCAGTCATAAACTTGATTTTCATCAGCGATTGTTTTTACACAACCTGCTGCCATATCAAAGATTTGGTCAATTTGACTGCCACTATCACCAAAGTTCATTTGTACAAAACTGTCAAGACTTGGATAACCCATCGTAATGATGACATCATCAGACAATTTGATTTCTGTCTTGTGTCCTCTAGTCTTATGTACTTTAATTTCATCTAGAGGGATAGAAACCTGAACCGTAGTTTCATCATCATCTGGACAAGTAATATTGACCTCAACAGATTCACCAACAGACTTGGTACGAATTTGAAGGAAGACATATTCAATATCAAAAGTTGCTAAACTTTCAACATCGTTAATATCTGTACACTCCTTGATGATATTTTTAATTGCGTTAACAATATCAGACTGTTCACCAGTTTGAGTTGCTAACAAAAGGAGTTTTTCCTCCTTCACAAGAAATGGTCTGAAATTCACAGTTCTGCCATCTGAAGGCAGTTTCAGTTTGTACTTAGGTACATTAATCTTAGGTAATGCCATAGATATTCAACTCAGTAATTTTATTTATCTCCCTTGTGCAGAAGACACTACAGTACCTCTTTGGTTAATACCAATATCTTGTCCAAGAGGTCTACTAATAGTTGCTGCAGTTTGGTTTCTAGAGGTTGATTCTGTTGTAGTATTATCACTTCCTCCAATTGGTGCAGCATTCGGCACTGAACCTGCACCAGCACCACCAGGAATTGTAATAAGTCCTCTGACTCCAGGGTCATCAAATGCACTTTCTGGATAGAATCTATATCTCTCGTAATAGAATTGAATACTCATGTCCATTACTTTTGCTTTCTCATTGTCCAATTGAATAGAACCAATGTTGTATGGAAAAACATTTTGCAATACCCAACAAGCAGTTAGTTTATTCTTTCTTGCTAAGAGATAATTATCTCCAGCTTCTCTCAATGCTCTAAGCATTTTGGGGTCGGTGTATACTTGGTCCCCATGACCTCTCTCCCACTTGTAAATATACAGTGTTGGACAAACATAGTTTTTATAATACTCTGTATATTGATTTGCATCATTTGCCATCAGTTGAGTCCAACGTTCAAAGAATGTTCTAGTTTTTTGTGAACGAGGAACTTGGAAAGAAATACTAATTTGACTAAAAGAAGTACCAGTAGCAAATTTATGTGCTGAACCAACTACGGCAGCTTGTCCTGTAGTAACTTGCTTACTGGGAAGATTTACAGTTTTAGCATAATAATCTAGCAATAATGATAAATCACCAGTCTCGGGTTGAAACTTATTAGAACTAACTCCACCACCTTGCAGCAAAATTGGAGGAGAAGCAAAATGCACAGAAAATAGATTAGTAAAAGAAGGATGATTATCTGTCTTCTTAAAGAATCCCATAAACTCTTGTAAAGAGCTATATCTTGCTGATTCTGGTCTTGGAATTGCCATTAGACTTTAAGTTCCTTTTCTGTAATTAACATAAATTCCCAATTATGGTCTTTGCAGAACTCTGTCGCTGCTTTCCATTTTGCTTGGTTGACACTCCAAGTGACAACTTCATTAATATATCGTTTTGTAACCCTCTTTTGTGTTTGAGGTTCTTTGGTTTGTTTATAGGGTTTGACTTCAACTAGATATTTTTTGTTTCCGATTTTTACATAGAAATCGGGGAAATATCTATGTCGTTTTCCATCAACAGGTGAGATATATGGGATAATAATCTCTTCACTACCCCACTCTTCAACAGAGGGAGTAATATCACACCATTTCATGAATTTATATTCCCAAGATGACCTATAAATCACGTTACTCGGGTCTCCTTTATACTTCCTAGGAAAGGAAGGTCGGTACTTACCTTGATATCTCATAAATACATAGAGGTCACATAGTATTTAGGTGTTATTTTGACTATATTCCGCTACCCATTAACTGCGCCTGTAGACGGAGGAGATAATGCACCTCTTGCAGATGGTGCTACCACTGCTATTGACTATATCATGTTTCATCGCCACAGATTAAGTTATAAAACTGGCGATAGAAGTTATTACGGAAGGTCGTTTCCAGAAACAAAATCCAATTTCAAATACGATAACAACAGGGTTTACATAGCAATGCCAAAAACATTGCAGACATCATATCAACCCCAATACACATCTATTGACTTGGGTGTTGTTGGTGCTTCTGCAGTGGCAGCATTGGGTGGAGATATTAGTGATACATCAAAATTAGCGGCAATTATTACGTCGGCAGCGCAAGCAGCACTACCAGAATTTAGTGCTGGTGCAATCTCACAACTTGCTAATGGATTATCGCAAGCAGGTGGTCTTGCTGGAGGTTTGAATGCAAATGCTGTTCAAGCATTAACAAGAGGAAGAGTCTTTAACCCATTTAAAGAACAAATCTTCCAGAGTATGGCTTTTAGACAACATACATTTGACTTCAAACTAGTTTCTAGAAGTGAGCAAGAAGCAAGAGAAGTCAAAAATATTATTAATTACTTCAAACAAGGTTCTGTTCCTGCTACTGGTGCAGCAGTCAATCCAAATTCATCACAAGCAGCACAAGAAGTAACTAGTAAGGCTGGAACTGGTAGCGAAGCAGCGGCATTTTCAAAAAATTTCAGTTCCTTATCTACTAATAGATTTTTCCAAGTCCCAGACTCTTTTGATATTAAATTTATGAGAATGAGTCCAGATGGTTCCAGTCAAAATAGCAACTTACACTTCAAAATTCACGCTTCTATTTGTACAGGAATTGCTGTGAATTACACACCTGATGGTCAATATACATCATTTACAAAAATTAGTGGTGAACAAGTTCAAGTACCTGCAATTAATCTTGGACTTCAATTTACTGAACTAAAACTTGTAACTCAAAACGATATCGACGAAGGATTCTAAAATGGCATCTTATTTTTCTTATTTTCCAAACGTATACGTTGGAGAAGGACTAGAAACTGACGAGTCCTTTAAATATCGTCTTGTAAAAAATATTTTTCGTAGAGTAAAACCCAGAGAAGACTTAGAAAAATATACAACTCTTTTTGAGGCATATTCTATACGTGAGGGTGATACCCCTGCATCAATTGCATATAATTTATACACTGATGTTCATTTAGACTGGGTTATTCTTCTTGTCAATAACATTACAGACTTTTATACTCAATGGCCAAAGTCTGAATATGAATTACAGAGATATGTAGAAGAAGCATACGAAAATCCAGATGCGGTTCATCATTATGAAACTAATGAAATATTATATAATGGTATTGTATATGTAAAAGAAGGAATTCAAGTAAATTCTACGTTTCGTGTGACTATGCCAGATGGAACGACTTTAACTCAAAATGAATCAATTTATCCAGTATCAAATTATGAACATGAACAATATGAGAATGAAAAGAAAAGACTTATTGTAATACCTCAAGCAAATATAGTTGATATTATGATATCTGAAATGAATGAACTGCTTGATTATGAATCTCATATCGAACTGGATGAATTTAATAATAAAAAGACCCCACTAAGTCTTGCATCACTATTCCTTAAGAATGATTCCAGTACATCTCTTTACGATAGAAGTAGTTCTACTGCGAATGAAGTCGTAACCTCCTTTGATTACGGTCCTACAGCGTCTGGAGTTAGTTCTGTAGCATCTACTATATCTGCGGTTGGAGTAGCGAATACTGCTTCTGTCACAACTACAACCAGTAGTTCTTCAAGTTCTTCGGGTAGTTCTGGTTCTTCTGGCGGTTCTGGATACTAAAAAACCCTAGAAACCCAAAATTTGGCGGGAAAATTTTCCGCCGATCCTGGGAATCAAGGGTCGATTTAGGTTAGGGGGGGTCA